GATGAGATCTGAGACTGTCAGTGCCATTAGAAGGCCCTCCGCTTGGGCTCACCCAAGAAATACACAGGGCGAGCCGCGACCTTGTTACCCGTGGGTGATGGGCTGTCAGGGTCGATAACTTCTGTGTACCGGATTGCGTTGTATGCGGCTTCATAGTCGCGACGATACACATCTGCCGACTTTCCATAACTTTCGTTCAGGCCCGTAGTGAATGCCATAAACACACGGTGCAACGTCAAAGCCAAAGCGGCTTCACGCACTACCGCTGCGCTTGGCATCTTCCAAGGGTACTGACCATCGGCAAGAAGTCGATTTAGCAGGGTCTTCCACGCATCGTCGATAAATGCCTGGAAGTTGCTTAGGCTGTGAATCGGCGCAGAACCAGAGGGGTTCAGGCTTGGCTCCCGCGCGTATAGGTCCAGGTCAGTCACCGGGCATCGGATGGGGTTGCGAACCAACGCCGCATCGGTCTGAAAGACCTCGACAACGCCGGCAAGGGTCAACGTCCATTCAATGCGCCAATCTGCCCCATACGCAAGCGCAGAGGTGGATGCGGCTGGCACGGTATAGGTAGCGATCGAGCCCACTACCGAACCCGACGCAGCCGCAACCACAAGGGCATTTGCGGCAGACCACACCGAAACGACAACCGCCGAGGGAGTGACCAACGCGCCGTCTTTGTAGACGGGCAGAGAAATCACAGTGTCGCGGCCCTTCTCCAAAAGGGTCGGGCCGGACATTCTCGCTTGGTATGCGGTCGCGCTCATTGTGTGGCCTCCCTGCCGTCAGATCACTTGAAGGCGACCACGCGATACTTCTCGTTGTTGGTCACAGTGACCACAACGTTGGTAGTCGTGTGGGTGCCGTAGGTGATCGTGAATGCGCCGCCAGAGTGATCCGAAGGAATCGCAAAGGCAAGCGCAGGGACGGTGCCGAAACCGTGCGCCACGTTCTGCGCGCTACCGCTACCGGTCTGTTCAGTCGACAAAAAGACCGAAGTGGACGGCAGAACCGAAGCGCCAACCGAAACCCATGCGCCGCCAATGCGCAGATACAGGGTGTTCGCCGACGCGCCGTTAGTGCGCAAATAGACCGAGCCGTTGGGCTCACTGGCCGAAGGTGCACCGCTGCCGCTGGTAACCGTGGGGCTGGTCGCGACCGCCGATTCGGCGCCGCTGGTCCACACAGTCAGTTTACGGAACGCGGCGCCTACGGCATCGCGGAAACGAAGGGGCCCTTTTGGCATAGTGTCTCCCGCCCGGCTGTACCCGGGCGCGGCTTATCGCCGCGGGTTGCTTCCGGTATCCGACCGGCGCGGGGGCGGTTTCCCGCCCTGTTCTCTTATATCAATCCGAATGGCAGAGTCGCGCGCGATTTCGGCTGCGCGATCGGGGCGCATACCCTCATTGACCAATCGGCGCTGTGTCTCTTCCATGGCCCGCCGGCCTGCAACAGATTCACCCATTGGCGACCTCTGCAACGTTTGCACGTGCCTTGCGTGCGCGCTTGAGGTTGGCGTCTGCCTCTGCAGCGCGTTCGGCCTTGACTTCTGGCGCGCTTGCTTGGGTTGCCCGACGAAGAGCACGTTCCCCGAGGCGATCTTCATATCGTTGAATCCAATCGTCAGAGGGGAACGGAACAATACCCGATTCCATCAGCCAAAGCCGCCATTTGCGGTAAAGCTGTTCATTGTCGCGGGTAAGCTGTGCAACGTGCTTGTTGCCCGGGGCCTTGACGACCTGTACCCACGCTTCAAGGTGTACAAGGCCCTGCGTGCCCTCATACCGACGCAGATACCCGGGCCGCCCATCAGGGGTCAGGTCCGCCGGGCATTGATTCGGCTGGATCAAGACCTGCCCGCGGGTGTGCAGGTTGGCCGAAAAGTGCGCGATGCCGCCAGCTTTGTCCACACCGTTAGAGCCGGGCGAAACGTCATGCCGCTGCACAGTGGGCAGGTACACCGGTTCGCCGTCGATGTCGGATAGCTCATAGCTTTCAGGGGAGCAAGACAACAGAAACGCGGGCGACGGGTCAATGCGCAGGCGTTCGCTTGTGGTCAGACTGCCGACAGACTCACCCAAGATGGGGGCTTCTGCGGCGCGGCGTGCGGTAGTAGGCAGCGGCATCGGGGCTCTCCGATGTGGGGGGAAACACAAGAGGGACGGGTATAGCCTGACCCGCGGCAGGCCCGGCGGGCAGGGTTAGCCGCCCGCCGGGTGACTCACTGATCAGGCGTCAGTGACGATCTTGCAGGCGCGGGCATCCTCGACCATCGCGACACCCAGGAAGGCGGACGCAATAACCGTGTTCAGACCGCTGGTTCCGGCGCGCTCGAACTCAACCACCACAGGCGAAACAATCTGCGGGTTGACACTGCCGCGCAGAGCGGAAAGCGGGTGCGTGGCTTCGGCATACCCGAAGGCGCCGCGGGACCACATGCAGCCGGCGCGGTCTGCGCCGGCGTTCGCGGTAGCTACACGGTTGTTCACCCAGAAGTCCACGCCGAGATAGGAACCGGCGTAGCCCTTGCCCTTGGCGGCGATCATTTCGGCGGTCGGAGCCGCAAAAGACAGCGCGCCGCCCTCACCGCGCAGGCTGTTCTGCAGATCGGCCATCTGCTGACCATGCAGCATGCAGTAAAGGCCATCGGTGTTGTTGGCCTTCATCAGCGTTTGCATGGCGTCGATGACGTCATCAAGGGTCAGATCGGCGCCCGAAGTGCCAGCCGAAGCGGTCACACCGCTGAACAGGCCAACAGTCAGATCGTTGTGGCGGTTCAGGTAGGCACTAACGGTCGACTGCGCAAGGCGTTCGATATTCATCGCGCCGCCCAGACTGGAAACCAGAAGCTCGTCAGAGACTTGCAACTGAATCGCCTGCCGGGCAATGGTCAAGGTGATCTGATCGCTGTCCAGCGCGGTGTTGCTCACACCGGTCGCCTCACCTGGGGCGGTCATCGCGAGGCTGTCCCAACCGGCAAGGGGAATCGCCAAGGTGAGGCTGCCGCGGCTGGCCATCGGCGAAAAGTCAACCAGGGCGGGGCTACCGCGCAGGTTGATCAGGCTGTTGAGCTTGGTCAGAATCTCCATCTCAAGGACGGATGCAACCAAAAAGTCCGACGATGCGGCAAGAATCTCGTTCGCCATTAGGCACCTCAAAAGCGTTGGAAGGTAGTGTGGTCACTGCCGGCCATTCGCATTTATTACACGGTGCTACCGTGATAGCCGTCAATCAAACGGTAGCACAGTCGCGCAATACGTGCAAGTTACGCGCCGCCGAGTTTAGACACCAGCCCAGCCGACGCGGCCTTGATTAGATCGGCGCGATTGGCGGCCCAGGTCGCCGAGTCCATTTGCGCGATACTCTCACGGGTCCAGCCTGCCGCCGTAGGCGACGGAGCCGGCGCAGGGTTCGCGCCGGTCGCCGCGGGCGGCAGCGGGGCGGCACTACGCGGCGGGGCAGCCTGTGGTGCCTTGGGCGGCGCTACAGGCGCAGCCGCTGGCGTCGCCGTAGTAGCGGCAGGCTGATCGGCAAAATACGCCCCAAGGCCCTTGGGGCGCGCCGTGGCGTCGGTCTTGAGCTTGGCCATCCAATCGCCAAACGCAGGCTTGGCATCGTCACCCTCGCCAGTCGGCACTTTGTCATAGTAGTATCGCGCCAACTCCAACCCTTCGGGATCAGTGATCCCGGCATCGACGCCAACTTTATATGTCTCAAACTCAGCGGTTGCCCTGGCAAGCGCAGCCCGCACGGTTTCGGCTTCGGCTGCCTTTGCCTCTGCCGCTGCGAGATTGCCGCGCAACGCGCCAAGATCGGCTTCAAGCTCTTTGCGCTTGGCGATCTCTTCGTTCAAGCGGGACCGGGGGACCATATCGGTATCAGACATCGGGGCTCTCCGATGGGTTGGGTTGAGGCTTGTAGCCGTGCATTTTGGGGATCATACGTTTTGCCCAGGCGCGCCCGGCATCACCGCCCCACAAAAGCCACGCTTGGTAGCCTTTGCTGTCGACGCCCCAGCCTTCGCCTTGCTTGTCAACTTCATGCCGCGCAAAATATGAAACCATCCGCTGCAGGGTCGATAAACTAACAGGCTGCCGATTGGCAAGCTGTACCGCCCGCCGAAGGCCGACAGGTGTACCCGCCCGGTTGGATGGGGGTTGCTGCGCACGCAACTCCAACCCGCGACGCGCTGCCGCCGCGACCTCGACAGGGGGCCGGGCCAACTTAGGCATCCTCGCCCCCAACAGAGACATCATCCAAGACGTCTTCTTCGTCTTCATCTTCGTTTTCGTCGTCAAGCAAGGCAAGCAAAGTGACCGCAATATCTGCTGCACTTTCGCCGTCTTGGATGGCATCGATAACGTCTTGAATCGCCTCGCGCATCATATCGCGCTTTGGCTTCTCAGGCTGGGCAGGCTGTGACGGCATCGGTTGCGCAGGTTCTGCAGATGCGACTTCGACAGGTTCCCGCTCTTGCGTAATCTCCCGCACGCGCCGTTCGGCTACATCAAGCGGCACATCATGCAGCGCCGCAAACGCTTCGGCAGCCGTCAGCATACCGCGATCGAGCAGCGCGAAAATGTGCTCGCGGTGCGCCTTCAACTCTTCGGGGCTGCGAGGGATGCGCGGATAGGTCAGGCTATACCCACCCTCAGGGAACCGATACCGGGTCGGGATTGGCTGCCCCGCCGCTTCTGCGGCAAGCTCCAACCCGTCACTGTACCGATTGAGTAGGATTGCGCACAGCCGCACCAACCGTTGATCGGACGCCTCGAAAATCGCTTGGTATCGCCGCTGTAGTTCGCGCTTACCTTCGTTGGTAAGCGCAATGGCGGCACCGCTTCGAGCGTTACCCGAAAGCCGCTGAACGTCTGATGGACTAATCCCCGCCGACTCCATCAGCGCCGAAATCATGTTGCCAAGTACGCTTTCCTGCGTGGCGATATCGCCGCCCGGCTGGAACTGCCCCGCGGTTACCTGACCATCAAACCCGGGCAGTTTCTCGACGACCAAGATCGAAGTCGGGTCCGCTGGCACGTATGCCCGGCGCTCGCCTTCCGCATCGGCCATCGTGACAGCCGCACCGGCTGGCGCACCGCCGATAAGGTATTTCTGCGGCCAACTTGCATCCGCGAAAGTATGCAACAGGAAGCTATTCAAGACGCCCGCGGTCAACGTGCCGTCGACGATTTCAATCCATTCATACGGATCCCAAAGCCGATCGCCGTTCGGGGCTGCGTGGTACAGCACATAAGGCAGGACCGGCGCGCCCTGCGCGTCGGGATTGTCCGCAAGCGCCGCACGGGTCGGAGTCGCCCGCCACGGGTACGCCTCACCGGCAAGCGCGCCGCCGTAAATCTGCGCCGTGATATCGAGCCCCAACTGCCAACCGGCACCGGTTGCACCGCCGCCCAACAGATGCACCGCATGAAAAGGAACCGGGCCGCTAATGTCATAGACATCAACAGTCCAAACTTCATCGGTATTCACGACATTTGGCGTGACCGCGATACCACGCGACCGCAGATAGCCCGCCGACCTTGCCCGCAACTCTTCGATACGGGCGGGTTCATCGGGCCGGTCTTCTGTCGCCCGGGCATACACCATATCGGGATATACCGCACGAAACCGAAGCGCGCCGTTGCTTGGGTCAAGCGCGGCGTGCACCATCATTTCGCGCAGGCCCAACGTGTACTGTTGCACCCGCTGCATCATCGGCCACAAACCAGACGCCGAAATCTTGCCTGTCAGATTGCGCAGGTCATCAGCGGTTGCCGTTGGGTGCTGAATCGTGGGCGCGGCGTCATACAGCACAGACAGAGCGCGACAGACAGACTTGAAAGGGTTGAGGCTCAGGCTTGGGTCAGCCTGCATTGCCGCCCGAGTGGCGCCCAGGACTTGAGTCGTCCGTTCAGCCAACAGACTCGACCACGTGCCTTCCAGCATCGCCCGGCGCGAACGGGTAGACCTCACGCGGTTGATCTCACCCGCACCCGAAGGCAGGGGTATAGACCGTTGCGCGGCGTTGGCGTTGGCTGCTGCGGTAGTGATAGCGTCCAAGGCTGACCTCGCAAAAATCATAGCACAGGCGGCAGGGCTGCGCTATCCCCTATCGCGGCGCGGCGTCAAGGCGCGGCACGTATGCCACGCGGCGCCCTTCGAAGACCGAATCATTGATCGCATAACGCAGCGCATCGAGAATGTCTTTGGCTGGATGCTTGGGGTGCCCGTCGAACTCTTGCAGCGCCTTGATCAGGGCGCGACAGGATTCGTGGACGGCAAACTGACCACGGCGCAGCATCCGTTGGTTCAGATATTTATATCCAAGGTTGACCGACCCTTGCGCCCGACCTTCGCCGGTCTTGACCTGTTGAAACTCGTTGCGCTTGGTCACAAGCCGCCCAGCGCCGCGCTTCTTGCGCTCCAACGCTTTGCGGATTGCCGCGATTAGATCGGTATTGCCCTTGCTCCGAAAGGTACTGTCAGTCGTGGTCTTGTCACCCCACGCGCTGTCTACGTTGCCCCAATCGAGGCCCCAGCGCGAAAGCATCGACAAGATACCTTCGGCGTCCGCTTCAACCGTAAGGTCAGTACCGCCGACGTATTCGCCCAGCACAATAACGACGTCACCTTCGCCCTCTTCGGCCCGTGCCCTACGGGTAAGGGCCAAGACTGCGCATTCCTTGCCGACAAGCTCGCCGTGATCGACGCCAACACATACCCGCCAATCCTCGCCCGGCTGTGCGGTGAAAGAGCCGATCACGTGCTCCGCAGGCGTGAACTGTGCGAATACCTGCCCTGTGGTTCGCGGGTTCCATTCGCCGTGAATAACGACCGGGTTTTCATACGGATCGCCCTCGTCTTCAAGCCGCTTGACGAACTCCGCGTCAAGCGGGGTGCCATCGTCGAGGCGCAAAGGCTCGAACGCGCCGACAGGGATAAAGCTCTCAGGGCGCAGCGGTTCCCAAATGTCTTTGATGACTGGCGGGGACTTTTCAGTGAGGGCTTGCAACCAATCCATAGGGCCCGCGTTGATTGGGGTCAGAGACATAAGCATCACGCCCGCACGCCGCATTAGTCGTTTGTTTGCCTCGTGGAAAACCCGCATCGGTGGCGGCTCATCAAAGAGCACAAGGTCAAGCGTTGCACCGGCGAAAGCGATAGGATCTTGACCTGTCGTCATAAACTTGACCCGGCTACCGTTCTTGAAGACCGCCTCCCTGGCCTCGTTTCGGAAACCCGCGCCCGGATCAAAGCGATCGAGATTATCGAGAACGCCTTCAGGTAGCAGGTCCACGAACTTCTGTTGGATCGGGATCGACTGATCAACGCGGGCACACACCACCCAACAGCGAATGGGAGGGGGGCGCACGGACAGATACGGATGCCGCCCAAGGCATCGGCAGATGACTTCATACAGTGCGACGGTGGTTTTGCCCGAATGCTGGTTACCGGCGCGAATCAGCTTGCGGCGCGAAGTGTCGCGCAGGAACCGGTCTTGCCGGGGCAGCCATCGGATGTATTCACCGGGGCGCCGGCGCACCTTTGCCTGCAGTCGCTCTACAGCCGCCACAGATTCGTTTATGGCCGCGACAGTCGCCGCCACGTGTGCACGGTCGCCCGATGGCGTGGGCGCGCTTGTGGTGCCCTGTGGGGCCTCAGGGCTGCCCGTCACTGCGCACCGTCCAAGGGGCGGATCGGGGTGCCATCCGCGTAGACCGCGGGCAGGTGCAGGCGGGCCGCAAGCTGCCGCAGGGCCTCGACCGCAAGGTGCCGCGGCAGAGCCGCCAGCGGATCGACCGCCGCGGCGACCAACACACTGTCAGGCGTGGCGTCGTCGTGTTCGCGCTCCGCCGCACCCGCGGCGCTTGCCTCTTCGGCCTCTGCCCGCTCAAGGTCGGCCAGAAGGCGTTGATACGCGACAAACGAACCTTTCGCCAGAGCCAAGCCTGCCGCGTGCCGAATCTGCGCCGACTTCGGGCGCCCCGCCCAATCGGCGGCCTCCGCAAAGATGCGCGCTTCGGCGCTCAAGGCTTCGGCGGCCTTCAAAGCCGCGACCGCCGGCGCGAAGTCACCGGATGCCCGGGCCTCGTCGGCGACCTCTTGCAGTTGCGCGTGGCGGGGGATGGTCAAGGATGTACCCGGTTTTTTTCGAGGGGTGTAGAAGTCGACAGGGAAAGGG